GGGGCTTACCAGTTGCACCAAGAGGCTTGGATTGATGCTTGCAAGTGGATGGAATATAATGACAAAGGTGCATTCGTTGACAATTACGCTTGGATGATTGGTCATATTGGTGACCAATGGAAGACACGAGCCAAAGACCCTATTATTTCTCGTGAGGTCGCTAAGGCTTACTTCCTCCTGCTTTACTACCGCTTCCAGAGGCGTGGCATCAAGCCTACTAATGTCCAACTCTATATGGCGTACAATATGGGGTTCGGTAGTGCGGCTAAGGCTGACTTCATTTACAACTCCTTCAAACTGGATGACGCTCGTGCCTGCATCTTGAAGCGAGCCAACTTTATTATTTCCCAATGAAAACTAAAACCAAACGCCTTTTACGAACCTCTGAAGAAATGCTAACTGTTCGCCTGCCTAATAAACTTCTCAAGTCAATCACAAAGATTGCAAAAAATATCGCTATGACTCGCTCTGAGTTTGTTAGAACTATTATGCAGAAAGAAGTTGACACCCATCCACTATCGTAATACCTTGCTCCTATGTCCGACCACTCCTATTCTACTTCCTACGACTCACTTTTTAATCCCACCTCTATGAACCGAAATACGCCTGAACAGCAAACTGAACTCAACATCGCTCTGGTCAATGCTCTCTCTGAGACGCAGGACATCATTGCTGACTCAACTAATCCTTTTCATAAGAATTCCTATGCCAGCCTCTCCAAGCATCTTGAAACCCTCAAGCCTATCTTTAAGAAGCACGGACTTGCAGTCCTCCAGTTCCCTATTGGAAGCGAGGGTGCTGTCGGAGTTCGTACCATCCTCATCCACGCCTCTGGTGGCTCTGTTGAGGCTGATGCTCTCATTCCTGCTGACAAGGAAATGTCTGGTCAGGACGCTGGGTCTATCTATTCTTATCTTCGCAGGTACGCTCTGGCTTCTGTGGCAGGCGTGGCTACTGAAGACTGCGATGCAGAGACTAATCGTCTGGCTAAGTCTGGCTCTAAGCCGAGTGCCTATGTTGCAAAGCCTGTGGCTCGCCCTGCTCAAGGTGTGACTGTTAATCCCGCTAAACCTGCTCCTCTTGGTTTCGTGGCTGTCGCTCCCTTTGGTGACCGCAAGGGTACGCCTCTCAGCGACCTACCTCTGACTGAAGCCAATCGTGAAGTGAAGTTTGGTGACCTCAGTTACTTCGCTACTCGCTGGACTCCCAAGCCCTTTGGTGACAACCTGACTGTCTCTGCCAAGGATGCCAACACCAAGGCTGAGGCTGTTCGTCTCTGGGAGCAGTCACAGAACCCCTCTGCCGCCCCTGTGAGCGAGGATGCCATCCCCTTCTAACCCTTACCCATCATACCTATGACCCTCACCGCCAAGCCCTACAACAACTCGCAGTACATCGTTCTCAGCGATGGTCGAGTCGCTCGTCTCCTGAAGCCGACCAAGATTCACAACCAGACCTACATCAATCTCATCATCAACAAGAAGATGAAGCGTGTTAACACCGCCACGCTGATGCAGGTTCTGTTCCCTGAGGATGGAGTACGAGCCTAAGTCCAAGGGAGTATCCTACCTAAGACACGCAATCATCGCTCAGAAGAAACGCCCTAACAGTAAATTCGTTACCATACCTATGAAGCAAGCAGAAGAAATTATGACCCAGTCGGCTGACTTCAAGTCAGTCCAAGGGCAGTTCGTGGCAACGCAGAACTCTGTTAGGGCGGCTTCCTTGATGCTGTGTATCCACGCTAAGGAACTCTGTGAGCGTCTGAATGCTCCGACCCCATCAAACCTGCTCAACGACCTTGCAGAGGCTCGTAATAGGCTTTTAGTCCTACAGCGTGTAGGTGACCGCTTAGCCCTGCAAAGTGACAACGCTGGCACAGTCTCTGACTGGAACAACGCTCGCCAACTCTAATGAAACTCAATAAGAAAGGGGTGAAGCAATTCCCTGACAACATCATAGACGATGAAAAGTTTGTCTATAAGACTGCTACAATCCAAGATACTAAAACTGTCTGGAAGAATCTAAAGAAGTGCAGAGGCAATGCCTTTGTGTTTAAACTTACTCCTCCGTGGCAGGGTCACGAGTATGTACTAGAGTCTACACTTCCGTCTGAGATGATGTACTTCAAGTGCGACAAGCACGGAAAGGTAAAGGACTTCACAAACCTTTCTCTTAACCTTGAAACAGAGGGCTACGAAATCCTATGACCCTTCTTCACGCATATCGCCTAGCACTCATTGAAGGGCTTACCGCCAAGCAAGCGGGTGCTAGGTTTAATCTTAATCACGCTTCTATTGCCAAGTGCAAGACACGCTATGGTCTTCCTACGCTTCGTAATGAATGGGACGCTGGAGTGGAAGAACAGATGAATAAAATGAATAACACGCAGTTGCTTTCTTATTATAAGGCTCTTGAATTACCAAAGAATGCTAAATCAATTCGTGAACAACGCATCTGTAATATTCTTATGCAGAAACGAAACTTAAAATGACAAATAAAAAACCTATTGATGGTTATTTAAAGATTACAGGAGTTAACTACCCTGTAAATGTATTCAAAGGATGGAGCAGAACCTATTGCAAAAATGTACAGAAACAAGCAATGAAACTTGCAGAAGAAAACGCTATTCGTTGGTCTGCACTTTTTGCTAAACCTTTAAACAAATGGAAACCCCATCTCTAATTTTCTACGAACACAATCTGGATGACTCGCAGGTGCAGAGCCTTGCCAAGAGCGTATTAAACCTAGGCAACGAGTGCCGTGCTTGGGCAGAGGAGAACGCCCGCCTCAAGGACGAGATTGAGCGACTCAATAACCTCATCATTTCTGGTGGTGCTGTAAACCCAGACGCATCAGTCTATCAATAATGATTCACGAATTCCGTAATCCTGTCCCAGTCAGCACCGACATCGGCTATGGCTGGCTGATGTATGTACGGGATGGAGGCACTTGGTCTAACGACATTTTTGCTGTTGTGTTGGAGAAGGATGGTGTCATCCGTCATATGCGTACAGACCAGTTTAAGGTTCTACAGAATCCCACTTTCGATATCACAAATGAGCAAACTAATTAAGTTCGTAGCCGTGGGAGACAACCACGGAGATATGGTGGATAAGGATGTTGCATCCGAGTTCTACAAGTTTCTTAAGTGGTTCGACCCAGATGAAATCATTCACCTAGGGGACAACTGGGACTTTCGCAGTATCAGAAGGGGTGCTGGTCGCAAAGAAGAAAACGAGTCGCTAGTTGCTGATGTGAAGGCTGGCAAGGATTTCATCAGCAGGGTGCAACCTACTGTATTCTTAAACGGAAATCACGATGACCGCCTTGGACAAATCATCAATGGTTCTACCAGCGGTATGATGATAGACTACTGCTACGAACTTAAAAATGACATCTACGACCATCTCTTAAAAAATGGCTGTAAAAGGATTTACGACTACCACGCTGAAGATGGCGTACACACTCTTGGCAAGGTCAAGTTCGTACACGGATATACCTGCGGCACTCGTGCTGTGGAGGAACACGCTATTCATTACGCAGAGCCTCAGGGTGCTGTTATTATGGGACACCTGCATTCTATCCAGCAGGTCAACGCTAAGAAGCACCACGGAGCAGTAGGCTTCTCTGGTGGCTGTCTGTGCGTCAAGACGATGGACTATAGTAAGAATCGCCTAGCCACCAGCAAGTGGGGGTCAGGCTGGACTTATGGGTTCGTCCAAGGGAACGACTGGAAGGTCTGGCAGGCTCACCGAGTCGGAAAGAAATTCATTTACTCTATCAAAGGACTATGAACATTTCTAAGTTAAACAAACTACAGTCTATGCTTTCTAAGTGGAGCGTAGACACACCGCTTAAAGGATTCTACACCTGCCGTCAGTTGGCAAAGAAATGGGATATCAATGAACGCACAACATCAATCAGAATTAGAAACTTTCTTGATGCTGGCATTATGGAAACCGCTAAATTTAAAGTTAAATCTGGAATGGTAATAAGACCTATTCCACACTACCGAATCATCAATAAATAATATGACTAACGCAGACAAACTTAAAGAATTTCTTAACAACTTCGATGAACGCATCGTGGTCGTAGATGGGTGTGAACACGCTTTTATTGGTGTGTCTAACACGCCTAATGGTTACAGAGCCGTGTACTCAACTGAACGCATTATTGCAAATATGATGGAAGAAGATTTAATGGTTTTTGATGAAGCAGAAGAACACCTGCACACAAATATCCTTGGTAAAGATTTCGGTGATAACTCGCCCGTGTTTGTAGATATTATCCCAGAAGAATTCTGGAAAGATGATTCTACCGAGTTAGGTGACCGAGCCAACTGATGGTCGCAAGTATTTGTAGGTCTTAGTTACTGCAATAACTAGCAGGTCAAGCACAGCGAACCCCACGCCTGCACCTGCAATCCAAGGAAACCAAGGTGAATCAAAAATCCACGCAGAGCCTGTCGCTAGTCCACCTGCTAGCATCATAATAACCCCAGAGACTTTGCGTGGTGAGAACGCTAGGAGCAATACACCAGCAGTAAAGACAGCACCACCGATACAACTGCACATCCAGAGAACCTTGCTCTTCATTTCCCTTTGCTTCTCCTTCTCCGCATTCTGTGCTTCTGCCTTTGCAATAGCGATGGTGCTTTCTTGCTCCTCTACGATAGCCCATATCTTATCCGTATCCGCATCTACCTTAGACGCTTCTTCTTTATCTTTTTTGACCGCTATCTTGTCTTGTTCTCGAATAATCCTTTTGAACTCTTCGACCCTAACGACAGACGGCTTTGAGATTCCGCTGAGTCTGATGACTTGCCCTTCAATGAGTTCTCTACCCACTCCAGAGGGAATGGAAGGAGCGACAGCAGTAAGGGCAGAAGCCGACTCGCTAACAACCTCTTCGACCTTCTTGATGTAGATGTCTTTCTCATTGTTATTTATAATAACTGGCTGAGGTTTAGGTGCAGTGGTGCAACCCGCTAAGGTTACAAACATAAATAGCATTGTTAGTCTTTGTAAACTCATTTGGTTTGTTGTGTGAACTTACGCTTAATCCAAGCAAAGATATCTGGGGCTAGAGAACCAGCAGAAGCATAAATAACGCTCTTCAGCATAGGGTCTAGGCTTGAACCATTAATAGCAAAATAGCAAAGCGTTCCAACGATACCACCTGCAATCATCTTGCGAATCCAGATGATAGGTTGCCACTTCTGTTCAGAGATAACAAGCCGTGCGAATGCTCCAGCCGCACCAAGTACAGCAACTATCCATCCACCCTTCTTGAACTCTTCTGCTGTCTGTGCCAGCGTGGGGTCTATGGGACTCATTGTTTAGGCTCTTCCCTTTGGACTCTCCGCTTGGCTTGTTCAAGGTCTTGATAGATTCCCATCATTGCCTTGTTAGGATTGTATACCTTGAACTTGTCAGCCTGTACCATAATCATCCATCCGATGCCATTGCTATAGATGTTTCCGTTAGGACTCTTGTCATAAACCCAGCCTCTCCAAGCCCTCTGAGTGGGTGTGGGGGCGGCAGGAATCGGGGCAGGAGTTAAAGGGGCTACAGGGGCAGGTGTAGGCGTTCCAGCGGGGGGTGGCGGGGCGGTTGTACCCTTAGGAACAGCAGGTGCTGTGGGGGGTCTAGGGAAGGCAGGCGTTCCATTAGGTTTTCCAGCAGGAAGAGCAGGGGTAGCAGGAGGTCTAGGGAAGGCAGGCGTACCGCTAGGGGTAGGTCTTGGCAGTCCAGCAGGTACAGGAGGAGCAGGGTTAGGGAAGGCAGGGTTACCTCTAGATGTAGGCTTAGGAATTCCAGCGGCTTCAACATCAGCACTTTCTCCTTGGTCTGCATTGTACTCGCCAATCTGTTGATGCACTTGGTCTGAATCAAGGTTAGCACCCTCTTCCATATCAAGCCTAGCGTCACCACGCTTGCGGTCTATCTCAGCGGTGGCTTTGTCAGACTCAAGGCTAGCACCTTCTTCCATATCTCTACGATTAGCCGCTTGTCTTTCTTGGATGTTATGACCTTCAACATCAGCACCCTCAGCCATATCAGCCTCGTGAGCCTGTAATGCTCTTTGCGAATGCTCAGAGGCATCCTTAAGAAAATGCTTGTCAAGTTTGTCAAGTGTCTCTGCCAACTTATTAAGAACCTCCTTGGGAGTAAATGTATGAGTAGGGTCAGATAGTTCTCCCTTAATTCTGTCACGCAGGGCATCATAGGATGCACGAACCTCTGGGACAAGCGTTTCATCTGTAGCCTTCTGACGCTTGATGGCATCAACTAGAGCCGTGAATCCTTGTTTGATTGCAGGACTAAGATTAGACTTATCTGTTTCGGCTGTGATAAGTTCCTGCATCTTACTAACCCCACTAATTACGCTCTTAGATACCTTGTAGTTGCCTTCAAATGGCTTGAAATCAGGAGTGCCTTCAGCACGAGCAGTACCATTGGTGTTCTTAACCTTATAGGTAGGCTGACTTTTTGAAACAGACTCAGCCATTTGTGAGGTGATGTCATAGCCTAGATTCTCAGAGAGCATAGTATGCTCATCGTGCGAGGGGGATGAAGGATAGTGTGGACTTTGGTCAATGTTGTTGGCTGGCTTTAATTCTGTGCCGAACTTCTTTAGTTCTCCATTAACCATAGCAGGGATGTCCCTGTCATAGAGTGCCGCACCTCGTTCATTACGCATCTGAACATCAGGGTGCGTGTCTTTAGATTGAACAAAGGTTACTCTGTCTACGCCTAGTTCAACAGCCTTAGCCATAATTTCTCTGTGCATCAACCTAGTTGTTTCTGCAAAATCTTGTAAAGGCATATCGTTTGCCACTTTCTTAATGCTGTATTCAACTTCAGACTGTTTCATTTTTGCATAGTCTGGGTTAATTAGTTCATCCTTGTATGCCGCTGGCATTTCTTCTTTCGTGAACTTAGCCTTTAGTTCTTGTTTAACGCTGTCTGAAATCTTCTTTTGAAGGGCTTGTTTCTTTTTTATAGTTTCAACTAATACTGGATGTTCAAATGTATCATTAGCAGTTAATTTTTTTTGATAAGGACTATCAACTGCTCCTGTCTTGTGTACGAGAATCGCATAATCCGAAACTCCCATAGCAATGGCTTCTCGGTAATAAGTAGGTATCCAACTGTCGGTGTTGTGATTATAATTTCTAAGAACGCTTAGCATTTCTGCGGGAGATTTTGCCCCAACAGGAACTGCTTCTCTACTTCCCAGACTCACATTGTACCTTTGTATTCCCTTATTAATAACGCCCATCATTTCCTTCATAAGGGCAGGAGTCGCATCAGGAATATCTTCTCTTGCTGTATCAAAGAAATTTTCAAGTCTTTTAAGATAGTACGGAATGCCGTCTGCATCGTGTGCTGTGCCGAGAGCGTCAAAGAGAGTAGAATATGCTAAAACTCTGTCTTTTGCTTCTTTTCTTTCTTTAATAACCTCGTGCGTATGAGCATCAGTAATTTCCTTAAGTTTATTATGTAAGGCTATTGCCTTTGTTTTTTCAGAAGGACTGAGTACGCCAGCGTTGGAGTTCTGAGGCTGAATTTCTTCAACATTTAAAACTTTTCTTCCTTGTGCGTCTCTTCTAACTGTTGCTCTAGCGTGTGCAATGGTGTCTCCAGTAGTCCCTGTAGGGCTATGCTGGTCAAAATGTCCAGCAACTCCGTGAGCGTACGATGGTGCGATATTTAAAAGGAGTGTGTGATAGTTATCGCCTTTATTTCCTGAAGGATTCCAAGGCTCAGAAACATAAGCCTGACTGCTTCCAAAGTCTGCATCAACCCTAAGGGTGTCTGCTTTAGATGTTACCTTAATTTCATTCTGCGTCAAATACCTTCTGATGTCAGCAATAGGCATCTTTTGTTGACCTTGTGATTCAAGCATCTTAATAAGACCATTAGCCTTTGCTTCGGTAAGAATTCTACCAACATTGCCCCCAGACGCAGACTTGAGGAGATTCAAAAGTCTTGCAGGGTTAATCATCTGGTCTTTGCCTACTGTTCTTGTGAAGATATTTTCAACAGTTTTATTAAGGGCAGAGTGATAGGCGTTACTTCTGACCTTATAGTTATCACCAATGCGTCCCTCGCCCTCAGGTCTTGCGGGAAGGTCAATACGAGCCTTCATTTTTGCTTTGGCAATTCCCTTAGAGTTACTTCCAAGAACATTCTCTGCTCCTTTAGTCGTTCTTAGGTCACCTCTTGTAGGATGGTCAACCATATCACGAATGGGAACTGTATCAGAGAAAAGATTAAGGGTGACCTGTTTTCCGTTCACCTGTTTGATTCCGTGAGGATAAGCAGGGTGAGCAGATGCAGAACCTTCAACAAGTCCAGAGATAGCAACAGAGGCATAGGCGTGGTGCTGGGGAATATTGTCAGTATAAGGTTCAGAAAATGATTTGCCTATCTCACTAATAAGTCCTTTAACTCCCATCTTAAAATCAGGATTACCAAACACCTCTTTAAGTTTAGCAACAGTTTCTTTTGACTTAAAAGACTTATCATTCTTAGCAAGTTCACCAAGAATTTCAGTTACAAAAGTACCACGAGTGCCAAATGTAGCAGTATCCTTAGACTCAAAGAACTTGCTATTAAGAAGTTCATTAAGTGAAATATGACCTGTGTTAGAATAGTCAAGTGTCGGGAAGTGACGAGAGATTTCTCCAGCCTTTGGGTTAGGCTTTTTGCCAATCTTCTTAGGCTCTTTATATGTAAGTGTGGAAACTTTTTCAAGTGCGGCTCGCAGGCTCGATTCACTAAGAATACCCTTTTCGACAAAGGTTTTCAATAGAGTCATAGCACCAAATGCACCCTGTGTATTATTTAGAACTTTTCCATCACTTCCTCTAGTGAGAACCATATGCACAGTAGCGTTTTCAAGTTCGCTGTTTAATCTTTCTGGTGTCCAATTTTCCTTGCTGGCTTGAATTCTGATTTCAGTTAGCCTTGTTCTGTAGGCATCATTAAGCGAATTAACATACTCTGTCTGCTTAGCCCTGCTAGCAACAGCCCACGCTTCACCTTGTTGTGCAATCGGAAAATTACCACCCCCCTTTACTTCTGTAAGAATAGGCGTTTCACCCATATGAACGCTACCAGCAATCATTGTATCTGGGTTAGAAACAACAACCTTACCCTCAATCTGTCTCCAGTCAAAATTCTTAACAATCTTTCCAGCAGTCTTAAGAAGATTCCAGACATCTGGCATAGACATAGGAAGCGTAGTTCTTACGATACGCAAAGCCTGCTTGTCACTTTCAGACATACCAGTAACCTTCCACGAGCCACCTAGGTCAGTCATCGTAGGAGCACCTCTAGGAACAGCAGGAGCGTGTTCACCACCATAAGCACCCTGAGTTGAATCGCTGAACGAAAAACCTTTATCGTATTCTCTTCCATTTCCAGCCTCAAGTCTGGTATCAAGGATGACAGAGTTGTCCTTAACCTTATCAGCCATCAAGACGTAAATATTATCAGCAGAGCCGCCATCATACATATTGTGGATGACGATGCCATCGTGACCACCAGCCTTAGCCGCTTCAATATATTTCTTATATCTATATCCGCTGAAAGCGTTGAATTGACCATCTACGACATAAGGATTCTCCATCTTAATAGCCGCACGAACTTGTCGATACGGACTCTCAGGGGGTTCTTCTCCGATGGCAGTAATGGGAGGAGTCTTTCCTTCATCAGCATAAGCCCTAGAGGTCTTAATTTCACCAGACAGGAATGCACCAACTTTGTCCTCTTGTGCTCCGTGTCTAGAACCAAACCTATTAGGGTTGAATTCTTTTGTCGTAAGAAGTTCTGCCGTGTTAGTTCCGTGTGTGGCAACTGTAGTAAATGGCTTACCAGTCTCGAACTGAGAATCGTAATGGTGACCAAAGAAAGTCTTAGCCAGTTCATCATATCTAAGTCCGTTCTTTCTGGCTAGATTTACATAATCAAGCATATACTGACCGATAGCGGCTCTGTCTTTAGAATAAGACTTAGCCCTGTCAAGTGCTAGGTCGAGGTCTCCAGTTCTATTCATACCAGCAAGACCATCAGCCTCTTTCATAATAGCAGTTCTTTCAGGGCTATCCCACATCTGCTGAGCCTGCATTCTTAGTTCTCTAATTCTCTGTCTGAATCCTTCACCTCTCTTGATGACGGCTTCGGTCATTTGAAGCATCGTCTCAGGGTCAGATTGTCTAAGTCTAAGGAACTGCTGGTTATAGAACTCCTCACGAGTCTGTCGAATGAGTCGTGTTCCAGCAACGAAATCCTTCATCGTATCTAGTTCAAACACATCGCCCTTTTGTCTAGCCTCAAGAAGTTCAGCATCCGTGAGAACCTTGAAGTTGTTTTGAAGATTTTGCTGGATGTCAGCACCACGATTGATTGTTTCAGGAAGCATAGCCTGCTGTTTAGCATAGGTACTCTTAGCCGCATTCTCAGCGTCAACTGTATTCTTAAATGTTCCGATATGCTCTCCGTCTTGATTAAAAGCCTTTACGACACCAGTTGCATCATCCTTAGCGAGTTTGAATCCAGAGGCGTGAGTCCAGATGCTACCATTCTGGGTAGGCTCTCTATCCATTTCTGATACCTTGAAGTTCGTGCTGAGGTCTTTGAAGGCATTGCCTAAGTCAAAGTTCATACGATGAGCCATATTATCAATCGTAAACGGAGTCATCAAATCCATACGGAAAGATGTCATAGACGATGTAGTCCCTCTAGGAATCTCAGCGATAGGCTTATTCTGATAACCGATACCTTCAGCCTTAGCAAGACCAAGGAACTGGTGCATAATATCTCTTCTAGCCGCACCATTGCCGTCAAGTTGAGCAAGAGAAGGAATCAGTTCAGAAGGCACTCTGCTTGTGTCATTGCTAGCCTTGCTAGCGTTGCTGAGGTAGTCAGCGAAAGACTGGTCAAAGTCTACTCTGTTATCGCCCCACAACGCTCTAACACGAGGGTCAGACCAAAGGTTATTGCCTCTGGCATCAATGACATTCATATCCAGTCCGTGCATAACAATGCTGAATGTGCCATCCTTGCCGAATACAGTTGTGTGACCAACAGGAACAACTCGTCTGGATGTGACAGGAACTTCACTTCCTCTGAGGCGAGGCTTGCTAGAACCAACTACGGCAGTCTCCTTGGATTCTCCGTGATAAATAAATCCAAACACATTAGGCTTAGATGGGTCTGTGATGACATCCTGAACAGCCTTGATTCTGTCAGCAAGTGGCTGACTGAGGTGACCCTCCTTAACAAGATGAGCAAGTTCCTTGTCGCTGAAATTACCTGTGATATTTCCGTCTCCGTCTGTGACAGAAGTTCTGTCAGCAACAGGAAGTTTAGTGAGAGAGTCGTGAATAGCCTTACCCTTAGCCTCACGCTCAGCCTTAATCTGTTCAGCCGTTACTGTTCTCTGAACACCTGTAATAGGGTCAAAGAGAGCGTGGAGACCATCTAGCCCATTGCCCCTGATGTAAGCAAGTCTTCCAGTAGCGGTAAGTTGTCCTAGATTGATAGAGTCTGTTCTAACATTAGAAGAATGAGCCTTGATTAGGTCACCAAGCATTGCATCAAGTGCAGGGTTGCGAACTCTGCTTCCTTTGCCAGCAGGTTGGAATGTAGAATCAATAGGTTTAAGAGTTCCATTAGGATTTGTCTCAGAGAAATCAAAAGACGGATTAGCCTTGCCAGTCTTTCTGAGCCAATAGTCAGAAAAATTCTGATGCAGTTCTCCAAGAACTCCTCTAACTCCAGGAATTACGCCTCCGTGAAAAAGATAATCTAGAGGTTTTCCAGCAAGGAACTTCTCAAAATAGTACGCACCGAACTCTTCAGTATGGTGAAGGAGAAGGTTGCGATGGCTATCAGACATCTTAGTGAGGTCACCACCATTATCTCCAAACGCTTTTGTAGCATCACGCAGGTCACTCAGACGCTGTGCTTTTCTCTGAGCAAAATTAGCATCAGATTCTCCAGTATTCTGAGGAAGGTCATCAATATAACGCTTATTAAATGTATCAAGTTCAGCAGGGTCTACCTTACCAGCAGTAAGCCTTCTTCCATTTTCATCAAATCTTCCAAGAAGAGCCGTACTCCAGTCCTTCATAAAAGTATCTTTCATAACAGTTGTTCTAAGAACAGCGTGGAAGATTTCGTGGTGAATGGCTGTAGAACTTGCTAGGTCAGTATTAATGTGAACAGAAAGAACTCCATCTTTATTAATAACAACTCCACCTTCAATATTTTTAAACACAAGAGAACTCATTCTTCCTTCAATAGGAAGACCTGTCTTAGGGTCAATTGCCGCAACTCCTGTCTTAGGGTCAATCACATTGCCATCCTTATCGAAACCCTTTGCTTTCAGTTGAGCAACATAATCAGCCTCTCCACCCATATGCCACTCAGCCTTAGGAGCAATCATATCAATGCCACCATAGACTTGGAGAACAGCCGCACGACCTTCTGCCGTCTTCTGCTTAGTAAGCATCAACTGGAAGGCTTCGTATCTAGGAATGTTATCCGTTTTATCAACGATAGCATTGAACTGACCCTGCACCTCTGCTCTAGCCAGACGAGTGCCTCCAAAGGTATCAGCAAAGATTCTGCCACCAAAAGCACCAACGCCACCAAGAGCCATACCAGCACCCATTCCGTGTGCCATACCTTCTTCGCCACCACTCAGGTAGCCAAGAGTACCGCCAATTACCATTCCGTGTGCCATACCTTCACCAATAGTAGCACCATAGGCAAGTAGTGGGTCAAATGTATCAATAACTTTAAGAATACCCTTGGCGTGAGCAGAGAGTTTAATTCCAGCCCTTTCAGTATCAATTAAGGCTTGGGCGGCAAAAGAAAGATTCCCTCTCTTAAGACCTTGGTTCATCATCTGTTCACCAAGAACGCCAGCCGCCTCACCAAAACCACGAGCCATACCAGCACCGATATAAAGGTTAGAGATGTCAGAGACAATAGGGACTCCGTGACCAGCAACAGAAGCCGCAGAGGTCGCAACGCCAGACATTTTAAGAGTACCCTTAAGGTCAGCCGCAGACATACCAGTAGCCGCTTCAAGAACGCCACCACCAATCTGAGCCGCCTTGTCAATAGTGCCACGAACTGCACCACCAATAAGTTCAATAGGAGCACCAATACCATACTTCAAGCCACCACCAATAATAGCCGCCTTGATAGCACCAGCCTTCATAGAAAGAGAAGCAAGTTTTTCACCCATACCAGCGATACGAATGCCAGCCGATGCAACTTGACCAAAAGGAATAAACAAGGTAGGGTCAGCAATATAGGACATCGCCTGAGTCATATCGTGGTCAATGACATCCTTATCCATAACAAGAGTCTGCTGACCAGATGCAAGTTGACTGCTATGCTTAAGGAACTTACGAGCCTCAAGGAATTGCTGGTAGCCTTGGTCAGTACCATTGCCAGCAATAGCATCCTTCATCTTAAACAAAATGCTATCTGGGTCAGCACTCTGAGCGAGCATACCATAAAGATTGCGTGTACCTTGGCTGAATGCCTCAATAACAGAGGGAACAAGATGCTTGGTAGCCTCAATAGGATGGTCAAGAAAAGCCCCGCCACCCTTCATAATGTCAGTAAGAACGCTCTCTCCAGCCTCAAGCATACCAGACATCATATGAGTCTCCTCTGTCTTGTGGTACTGAAGGTAACTTAGATACTCTGGCTTAGTCAGGATAAGGTCTGGGTTTTGCTTAAGAGCCATAGCCGCCTCCTCGCCTGTCAGAGGCTGGTTACCTGCGTCTATGACCTTCTGACGCTCTTCAGGACTTAGACTGTTAAGATACTCATTAGTAGAGTCATCATTAGTAAGTCTATTGGGTTGGTTGCCAGCATTCTGGTTTCCACCAACTTCAGCATAGATATCGCCCATATTAGTTTGAATTAGTAACTCTACCAGATTGTGCAAGTTTAATCTTTAGTGCGGCTTCCTTAGACTGCATCTCATTACCAGCCCCAGTAGGCTTGTATTGGAATTGTACATCTCTATTAGCCGCCTGTTGCTTCAAGTGGTCAAGCATCTTAGATTTAAGTGCATTAAGTTTGATAAGGTTTGATTTAGGAATTGTAGTAACATCCGTGACTGTAGGAACAATGTCATTAAGAATATGCTGTTCCCACTCTGTCGCTCTAGCCCCCGGAAACATAGCAGGTCTAACAGCGGCTTTAAGTGATTCAGCATAGGACTTGCCTTGAGCCTTATCCCACGGAATAAGTTTAGCACCAGACTTCTCATTGAGTGCAATGGCTTGGTCAATAAGAACAATAGCACTTGCGGCATTTGTGTATTCTTCCTTGAACTTGTCAATCTGGTCACCGCTGACATTTCCTCTTAAATAGATACCAGACTTAGGACTCATTTCTTGAGGACTAATAGCACCAGTTTGTGGGTCTACCTTACCAACAAATCTCTTTCTAGCATCCTCGATATCAGCACGAGACATCTCCTTTTTAGCAGGAACGAGATGCCACTTGTCACCATCATACCACATATCTCCTACGGCTGTCTTAGCAGTAGCAAGTTTAGATTCAGGATGCGAGTCTGCAAATACCTTATCAAACGAGGAAGGAACATAGCCGTACTTGGCTTGAAACCAATCAGACATCTTGGACTTCTTTTCCTGCCAAGTGATTTCCTGAGCCGTAGTAAGCGTACCGATTTTAATGCCAGTATCTGTTCTACCAGCCTCATTTACGCCAGCCTCAAGGTTTGCTTCAGCAGTAGATACAGGTTTAGTAGGAGCAGTTTCACCTGTAGAAACTTCATTTGCTCTAGCAATAGCCTGTTCTGGGGTTGTAGGTGCAACCTTAGTGGGGTTTGCAATTCTGTTATCAATCCCAGCAATTCTTTGCTCAAGCATTCTTTCAACAGCAAGTTTCTTTGCTGGGTCAAGGTCTGCTCCATCTTCTGTAATCCCAATGTCTTGCGTATTTCTGAGTTTGCCAATCCAGTCAAAAAGTTCAGACCTGCGTTTACCAGCAATTTCTTCTGCATATTTAGCACCATTTTTAGCATTAAAAACTTCTTTGCTTCCAGCGACCTCTTTCCACAGTCTTTCATTCCCAAGAGTATGTTGACTAAATCTATCTGCAAAACTAACATAACCACCAGTCTTAACATCATTAAGAAGTTCTTCAAGATACTTTTTTTCAAATGTATCAGTTTTTACTTCAAGGATAGCCTTAAGTTTGTCATCATCAGTCATTGATTTAGCCGCAAGAATTGCTTCTTGTGCTCTATTTGGAAGGTCATCCTTGAACTGAGATTCGTCAAGAACTTCCATTTTACCCTTATTTGCCTCAACACGATTTTTAAGCATCCTAAGTTTACGTGCTTTCCCCTGTAATTCAAAATCACTAATACCAGTAAGTTTATCAACCTTTGCATTAGCCTTCTCCATCTTAAGTGCATCAATTTTTTCGTTATCAGAATCAATACTTTCTTGAAGAGAAGAAGTTGCTGATGCAAACTTTTCTTTAGCAGTAACAAGTTTAGGCTGAGCATTTGTATCAGCAAGAGTTGCTTCTGGTGTAGCAGGTTGAGCCGCCTTGAGTGCATCGTACTTGGCTTGAACTGCCGACTTATTTTCAGCAGTATACATTTCTGACTCCTTAGCATAATCCGTAACTCCTGTATCCTCACTAGTCTGAACATTTTCACGCAGACCCTTAGCACCATCAAACTGAGCCAAAGCCTTAGCCTTAGTGTCAGCATTCATCTGGGCATCCGTAGCATTGCTAATCTTAGACCTCCAGAGGTCGTGCCAAGCATCAAGATAGGCTTCCTTGTCCGTAGCCTTAATGTCAGGGTTAGCGGCTAGGAACTTGTCAACCTCAGAGCCAGCGGCGGCTCTTTGAGTCGCATAGTCAACATTAGGATTGTAAGCATTCTTAATAGCCAGCGTGACATTCTGAAT